ACCCTTGTTTACCTTTGAGTGTAGTATCAGCAGCTACGTCTAAAGCTTTATTTACTTCGGTCAGAGCCTGTTTAACAACGAGCGCTTCTTGGTCGTTAAGTAACGAGGTCTCTGCGACTAGCTTCAGAGCGTTCTGTAACTCTGTAGCAGCCTGATTGTCTATCAGTGTGCCTTGTTTACCTTTGATCGTTGTGTCAGCTACAAGGTCTAAAGCTCTCTTAAGTTCTGTATCGGCCTGATTGTCTACCAACGAACCTTGTTTACCTTTCAGGGTGGTGTCGGCAGCGACATCTAAGGCTTGTGCATCTACTAAAGATCCCTGCTTCCCTACGAGGGTAGTATCAGCAACCAACTTGAGAGCTGTCTTTAGCTCCGTGGCTGCTTGGTTGTCGATAAGTGTACCTTGCTTACCCTTGATCGTTGTGTCAGCTCCAAGGTCGGTAGCTCTCGCTATTTCAGTCAGTGCTTGCTTAACGACAAGAGCTTCCTGATCGTTAATCAGGGATGTCTCCGCTACGAGTTTTAGAGCATTCTTTAACTCTGTAGCGGCTTGGTTATCAATTAACGTCCCCTGCTTACCCTTGATAGTAGTGTCTGCTACTAGGTCTAAAGCTCTTTTAAGTTCGGTAGCAGCTTGGTTGTCGATAAGACTTCCTTGCTTCCCTTTCAGGTTGGTATCTGCAACTAGATCCAGTGCTTTCTTCAGCTCTGTCGCCGCTTGATTGGTGAGCAGTGTCCCTTGCTTACCCTTAAGGGTCGTGTCAGCTCCGAGGTCTGTAGCTCTCGCCACCTCTGTAATAGCTTGTTTAACAACCAGTGCTTCTTGATCCCCGATGAGGGATGTCTCAGCAACTACCTTCAACGCAGTCTGGACTTCTGTCAGAGCTTGCTTGTCGATAAAGGAACCTTGTTGCCCCTTCAGTGTGGTATCTGCTACGAGGTCTAAAGCTTTCTTAAGCTCAGTCTCCGCTTGGTTGGTAACAAGTGTGTCTTGGGTCTGTAGGAGATCTACTTCCTCTTGTACCTTAGCTACCTGTTCGGCTTCGGTAAGGATCTGTTTCTGGAGTAACGCCTCCTGTGCGTCGATCAACTCCGACTCTTTAGTACGTTTCGCTGTCTCTTGGACTTCTGTTAAAGCTTGCTGGGCGACAAGAGCCTCTTGGTCAGCTATGAGATCTGTCTCAGCTTTGGTCTTGGCGATGTTAGCTAGTTCGCCTCCTAGACGGAGTGTACCGATCTTCTCTTCGACGTTCCCTTGTAGGAACATCACCTCATCTATCCCTAGCCCTCTGAGTTCTGCTGGGAAAGCATTGAAGTCTAGCACTCCATTGGAGTTACGGACGTGGGCTTGTTGAAGGATTGCTAGGCTTACTAGCTCTTCGTTGTAACTAAATTTTTGTAGCTCTTCTGAGCCGATTAGACGTGTTTGTGCGATACGAGATGCACGGATAGTGATGTATCGTCGTGCTTCCTCTGGGATGTTTGAGCCCCAATCGTTAGTGGTGTTACTCGGATAGATAACAACATTGGCAGTAGTGTCATAGTTGCTTCCTGTTTTTTGATTGAACCACCAGCCTTTAGACTGGATGTTCGCGCTTACTTCCTCAATTGTGTTTAACGCCAGCGACACTTGCTGTGGTAGAGCACCACCAGAAAGAGAATTAACTGGAGACTCGCCTAAGTTAGCAAGGACGATATTTACAGACTCAAGGAGAGTCGTCGAGAGCGTTGTTGTGGGCATATTATTTCTATATAAATTAAAAGGATAAAAAAGAGCCCCCAAAAGGGATAGACCTCAAGGGGGCTCAGAGAGTTAACTACAATTAAGCAGTTGGTACGACTTGAACAGCACACTCAGGGCGAAGAACGCCGTGGCCCATTGCATATTTAGCAACGAACAGTGTACCTTGACGCTCGATCTGATAATCAGACTCGGTAGCAAGATCAAGAAGCTTGACTGTACCGATAGCTTCCTTGGTTCCAGCGATGAAGCCTTTACCAGTGCTGCCTGTAAGGTCAGCGAAGTTACCATTGTAACCTGCACCCGCAGTACCGAACACATCATTCTGCGAAGTACCATCACCAGAGACTGTACCAGATACATCACCAAGAGCGATGATGTCGGACAAGTGGTTAGACTTGAACAACTTGATACCAGCAACCATTGGGATCGACCCAGCAGCTACGTTACCGCCTAGACCGAAGTCCTTGCTGATAGCGACGTTATCGGTAGTGAGCAAGGTGTAGTATTGCTCAGGAGTGAGGATCGCATAACGACCTTCGTCTGGTGCATCGTTCTCGTCAAGAGTTTGAGCAACAGCAAACAGAGCGTCGATGAGACCTGCAGCAGTGTTGGTAGTTGCACCAGTAACGGAAGCGCCGCCCTTGCCACCAGTGATAGTAGCAGCCGAACGTGCAGCACCGAAGAGAGTCTTCATTGTAGCAATGTCGAAACGCTTAGCGAGTGCCTTACCGAGTTCTTGAGCATAGATACTACGAACGTCGTAGTGAGTCTTAAGCTCGTCGATGTTAGCAAGGAACGTGGAAGAGACCAACACATCATCGATGGTGATAACCTTCTCGTTCTTCTTGATGTCAGACAGGTAAGCATTATCAGCTTCGATAAGCGATTGACCTGCTGTGTGATAACTAGCTGTTGCGATTCCTGTTACAGGGAACTGAGCAGACTTGCCGTTTTGGATAGTACGCACCATGTGCAAATCCTTCATCACATTCATTTCTTCAAATGTGGTTAGAATCTCACCAGAGAATACTTTGAGAAACAATGCATCTGCACCGCCTGCTCCGTTGATTTGACCGACGCGATTAGCGCTGAGGTCTACGTTATTTGAGAACGCCATAATTTATTTTTCCTTTATATTAGTTATTGTTTTGTACCTTGTGGTACGAGTAGTTGTCCTTTTCTACTTTGGTTTGCTAGGCTAAGGTTCCCTGACGCATCAGGCCTTCCGCTACTGCAGAGCTTCTTTGGACGAAATTTATTTAGAAGACATCTGAAACTGCTAAGCGTTGTTCAACACTAGCACGAAATGCTGGATCGTTTTTATAACGAGCATCCTTCATTGCCTCTGTAATTTGAGCTGTTGAGCTGTAAGGCTTCACACCTGTACCGCTTGTGCCTCCTTGCATAAGTTGTGGGGGCTTACCGCCTGCAGCAAGGAACTGAGCATAGAGACCTTTAACAGCCATCTTTGCTTGGTCAGTCGAATTACCTTCAACAATAGAGTTGAAAGCAGCTACATCCCCATCTGAAAGATTTTCACCTGCCCATTCGGTCATTGCGCTGTAGTTAGCGTTACCGCCTACAGTATCTTGAACTTCAGCGGCTTGTCCTAATGCAATAGCTTCTTGACCACGGATGTAAGTTTCAACCATGTCCCTAGGAAGACCTGCTTTTTCCAAAGCAATAAACGTCTTGTCTGACAACTCACCACGCTCGTCGTATTCACTATTAGCTTTGCTGATTGCTTTGTCCATTTGAGGAGAAGGCTCATTGTCAGTCTCAGCTTCGCTGGGGTTTTCTTCAGTAGGTTCAGTAGTTTCGCTCTCATTGGTCGGTGTGTTCTCTCCTAGTTTAGATTGTAATTCGTTGTATGCTTTAGCTAGTTCTTCAGGGCTTTTAAACTTATCATCCAGCCATTGTGGACGCTCTTCCGCACCGCCGCTTTGTTGGCGAGCTTCCGCTTGCATCGCTTCTTGCTTCTCTAGGGAGATGTTTTCATCTTCCGTTGATTCGTTAATGACTACTCGTTCCATTTTTTATTCCTCGCTTATTGTTGTTCTACTGTTGGTTGGTTTTGTTGTTGGTCAGAGATAGCCTTAATTCCTTGTGGCCCTAGGCTCTGTACCATCTGCATCTGTTGAGCTTGTTGTTGTTCTGCTTCAATCTCCTCTTGTGTCTTAATCAGCCCAGCGGTCTTAATACCCAAGGCTGTAGCACGGCGTGAGAAGTATTCAGCTACGTTTACAAATTGTGCTGTGGCGTCTGGCCCTACAACTTGACTAGCTCCTGCAAGGAACATGTCTAGTTTTTGTAGATCATTACCACGTCCTAAAGCTTCAACTCCTGTAATGATAACAGGATTGATAAGATCTTTAGGAAGCTTAGGTAGTGCCTTACGCTTATTCATAACCGTCATAATACGGTTAACCATAGGAAGCTGAAGCTCGGTACTTAAGAGGGAATACAAACCACCGAGGGCTGTCTCAAGTTCCATACTAAGCATGCGGATCTCTTCAGCGGTAACTCGTTCGGCATTACGAACGACACCAGAGGTGAGAAGGAAAGCATGACCTAGTCGGTCTTTGATTGTTGCAATCGTTTCTTGAGCTACACGGAAGTCATTAAACTTGTTGAGCTGCAGGACTGAAACATCCTGAGCATTTCCCTGCGCGATAGCACCATTAGGGGATTGAGCTAATGTAGCTGCACGTGTCGTTCCATTAGGATTAACAAGGAACAAGACCTTAGCCGCAGCAGCTGACCCTTCGACAATAGCTTGTGTAAGTTTCTCAAGCGACTGCATATCTCCTAGGTACTCTTCGACATATCCTCGACCGTAGTTCTCACCGTCAACACGGGAGAAACGTAAAGGGATAAACGGATTCTTATCCAAAGGATAGAAGCCTTCCGAGGAAGGAATCAACTCACCGTTAATATCTTGGTAGACACGCCATCCATTTTCTTTACGACACACAGCCGTGTAGACATGCAGGTCATCATTAGGAGATTCACCAGAAGCACCGACAACCGCTCTCATCTCTTCTGATAAAGCAGCATAGGAAATTGTTTCCTTTGTAGCTACATAGAGAATGTTACCCATAGGGTCACGCTCTACAACATAACGATCAAGGTGGAAGATACGCATACCGCCTTCGTCAGGTAGGTATACCAGAGCATTGCCTGCAATGATAAGATGCTTAAGAGCTTCATGAAGAGCTACGCGATAACTCTCTCGACTGACCTCATCCATCACAGCCTCTTCGACTTGTTGGAGTGCGGTCTCGATACCACTGATTACTTCATCTGGTGAGCCTTCAGCTTGTAGTTTGTACTTGTCTATATTAAGACGAAAGAAGGGGGCGTTGGGGGGTAAGAGTGCCAACAGTAGTTTAGATGCGAGGTTGTTTACTCCACGCGCCCCAACGCCTTGAAAGGGTGTTTCGAGCCGTGAGTGGCTATTAAAGCCTTCATCAGGCATCACATAAGGAATAGTCAGTTTAGAACACTGTCTAGCTCGGTCGAGGTAACTCCACCGCTGTCCTTCTAGTTTGTGATATAGTTGCTGAGCTGTTCCATTATGCATAAAATTTATTTAACTTGAGATGAACCAAAATAGAAACCGACAATAGCTAAGGCTGTTTGACGGATCTCTGGTAGAATTACAAAACCTTGGACTGTAGACCATTGGACTTTCTTGAAGAATCCGAGGAAACCAGTTGTTTCTTGTTGGACGCTAACACCAATACTGGTGAAAGCGAAGATGAATGGGGCGAGTACGATTGCAAAGATCACAGCGAATGTGATGAACCTACGCATATACACACCACCACGTGCCGCTGCCTTGTCGGCTGACTTGTCGGAAACAACCTGCCGCTGAATCATACGCTCAAAGAGACGTGCCTGATTCTCGGACTGTGCTGCAATCATC